ATGGTATTTAATGAAGGGTTCGTTATCATGCGACACCAGTCTAAATTCTTTGCACAATTAAGAGACGAACTCATCAAAGAGTTTGGTGATGGATGGAAGAAGTTTCATTCAACGATGGATTGGATCTGGCTTGGTGGAGTTATTGTAGGACTCATACTAGCAGGGAACCAAAGACTTACTGACATCGTTGCCCTTGTAACATTCTGGGGTTGCGTTCTGTTCTTTGTTTACATACCTAAGTGGGTAGGGTAGCGACTTTTAGACAAAAAAATACCCCGAAAAAATTTTCGGGGTTTTATGTAATTCAAATATCAATTTTGATATTCTGGTGGTGGTCCTTGTGGGACAGGTTGTAGAGTTACCATACCTTCATACACTACAGGTGGTTCAGGTGGAGGACAACAATCAGGTGTAGAATGTGCATGCTCCATTAGATGCTCAACCTTTTGATTAAGTTCTTCAAGTAAAGAGATCACATGATCCACACGAGGATCTTCAACAGGTGCATCATAATGAGGTGGTACACTATAAGTTCCAGTGTCACCAGTAGTAATCACTACGTTAGGATCTTCTGAGACTGGATGATATGGTGGAGCACCATTTTCTGTGTAAGGAACATTGGTAGTACCATCAGGGGTATCAGGTGCAATGTTCTCTGGATATAATCCAGGTTGTTCTGTCACTTCAGTACCTGGTACTGGTTCATTATTATACTCTGGTGTGAAATTTGAATCGGTCATTGATTAATCTGTTACGTTTACTTTGATATTAATTCAGGTAATTCATCCTCTTTATGCTTCTTAGCAGTGTCAGGATAGATTCTCCTATCATCATGCTCATATAATGATGTTAATGATGTAAGATCTGGTGGTGCTGCACCACTCACAACAGCAGAACCAGTAGCAACTACACCAATAGTAAGTGCAGTGGCAACCATGGTTGCTTCCATGAGTTGCAATAGTTCGACTAGCATTTCCTTATTTAGTTTGATAGTCATATTATACACAGAAAAGGGGGTGAGTGACCACCCCCTGTGACAGTTTAGTAACTGTCATCTTCTAGACTTTGAATGTATTCTCTGTTCTGTCTACAAGTACCATGTACATCAATCTCTTTATGAAGATGTGCGGAAGTGTGTAGACCCTCTATCATTACTAACATTGCTAGTAACATGACTGGTAGCATCCATAGTGGATGACCTAGTACATCCTCAGTCTTTTTCATCGGCATAAGGAAAGAAGAACTCATCCATCATACGATCAGCATTTTCTTTACCGAATCGATGGGTCATGTATCCTAAAATAGGATCCAATTTCTTCATGTATATATCGAAGTCTTTATAAAGAACTAGATCCTCACCAGTAGGTTGTGCTTCTTCCACCATCTTACGATAGGTTTCAAGGTAGTCTCTGAACTCAGGTAGATACTTATCAACCTCATCAAAGGTACAGTACCTAACAAAAATGTTCTCTGAAAAATGGTTGCCCATCTCAAAGAAACGATAGTCTCTTTCAGCTTTAGGTAAACCATCCACAGAGAACACAAACTTTTCTACTGGATGTTGAAAGTCAAATACTATGATGACTTTCTGTTCAAAGAATCCCATGAGATCCATCCCGAAACAGGGAAGGTTACTCCCTGTCTTAGGATAGATTACATTGTTATAGATATCTGATTTTTCATTGTAGATATCTACTCGTCTTGACTTTATAAAATGGGGAGCAGTAAAGATGTCTGCCGTTAAGGTCAGATCATCCTTACCTTTCCACTCACACCACCGTGAATCAAATTTAAACTCAGGGAAAACATCATCAAGAACTTTTTTATAGTTGACCCAGAGGTCAACTGTGTTAGTCATCGGATGCTAGTGATGCAAAGTATGATAGTGCATCGTCATCTTCAACGACTGCTTCCTTCTTAACAGGACTAGTAGCAGCACCAACCTTCTCTCTAAAAGATGCAGTAGGAGGTGCAGCAACAGGAGTCTCAAGTTCCTCGACAGCAGCACGTGCTGGAGCACGTCTTCCTGTACCTAGAACAAGGTTTAACCTGTTCTCTAGGTCTTCGTATGATTTGAAGTTGTCTTTTGCTGTGAACGCTTCAAGGGAGTGTTCCAGTTTCCAGGTTGCTTCGAGTTCAGAATCATCTGCACTAAGAGCATTAACAGAATCGAACTCACTGCTATCATAATTCCAATAACCTGCTACCTTTTTGATCTTCAACTTAAAGTTTGCACCTTCCCAAAGATCAAACACATTTACTGGTGTTTCATCTTGGAATTCAGGTTGCATTGCTGCGAGGATCTTATCATGGATCTTCTTGCCATACTTGTACAAGAATACCTTACCCTCATTCTCAGGGTTCTTTGGATCCTTAACAACATAGATGTTACTGTAGTAAGAAAGCTTACGCTTCTGCTTACGTGCAGTATCTTTGTCCTCTTCTGCTCCACTGTTCCAAAGGCGACGATTAACCTCACCTACTGGATCCTTCTCACCTAATGTTGTGAGACTGTTCTCGATGTACCAACCACCTGGTCCTTGGAATGCATGGGAATAAACCTTTGCCCAAGGTACTGTTTCTCCATCAGGTGCTGGAAGAAATCTGATGACTGCATAACCGTTACCGCTTGCGTCAACTTCTGGTTTCCAGAAACGATCATCAGCATTATTATTTGAAGATGATTTCTCTAGTTCCTTTTGAAGGAATTGAAAATTACTACTTGATTTTTTCTTAAGTTCTGCGAAAGACATATTAGTTTAGATTTAATTGGATTGGGTGTGGGAGGTTGGAATAATGTATACCAACAAGTACAGGGCATTTCTACATAAGTAAATTTTTACTGTACTGCATGAGTCCTGTCTGGTTAAACAGTTCTGTGTTGCCACAGCGAGCACCACCTCTGACTCATCACCTTAACTAGACCATTGCCAGCAAGTTTAATTCAGTCACTCCCTTGTCGGGTAGCGAACCCAACATACTATTTATAGCACGGTTAAGAACCTTTGTCAAGCTCTTCAACATGCTTTCTGTAAGCTGTTACTTTCTTTAATAGATCGTCAAACATCTCAATAACATTCATGTTTGGATCTCCACCAAGCAACAGTGCTGCTTGCTTCATGTTCTCTTTGATGGACTCTGCCTCTGGATCATCAGACAATCTTACACGTGTGTAAAAGATCTTCTGTTTCTCTATCAACTGAATCAATGCATCAAAGTATTCTAGTTGTTGTTCCTTCTTTAGTAAGGGAAGGTTCATAGCAGATTTAAAACAGAACTCTTGGAGTGCTGTCATCTCTTGGATCGTACCACGTACTAGTTCGGACTGAAAGAATTTACCCATTAGACTAATAGTAATTTTGCTCTTGACGTTTTCTTTATAAAGTTTAACTTCTGTGCTTCATATTTAATCTTTTCTTTGAGTGGTTTCGATAGTAACTTAGGTACTGATTCCACTTCAATCTCATTTGTCTCACAGAAATGTAGAACTGCATCAATGTAATTCATATCAGAATTATGGACTGCAATCTTCTCAACTTCCTGCGAAAATTTTGCAGGTGTCATAAATTTATCCTCTAGTAGTTTTGATTTATCCATACTTGTCTTGGTACTCGCTTCTATATTGTATTAGTTTTAAGAGAAACTCTTTCTTAGGTGGAAGCACCTTGACTTGGGTCTCACCGTTTTCACATGCAACAATAGTCACGAGTTGTTTAACAGTTATACCATAAATCTCCTGTAAACAGCAAGCATATGCTGTCTCTTGGACATAATAATCGTAAAGATATTGCTCTCTTTTTGGTTCAGCAGCAGTTTTAAAGTCTATGATAGATAGTACTCCATCAAAATCAGCGATACAATCTACACGACCAGCTATTTCTAAATGATCTGAGTATAATGCTGCTTCTTGTAAGAATATATTATTTATTCTATCTAGTACATGCTTACTATGCTGAAACATAACCACAGGGAGTGGAGATTCTTTGTATGAATCTATATCTAATCTATTATTAAAGTAGTCTTCAACAATAGAATGATACGTAGTACCTCTGGTAGTTGAACGCTTGCAAATAGCATCTGCTTTAGCGTTACCTATCTTTGCTCTCCACCTAGCAATACCTGCTTTCTTTGCAGGATTGTTGCTAATGACTGTAGTGATAGAAGGATAGTTCCTCCCATAAGGAGTGGCATATAACCTCCTACCTTCTATCATCTTAGCTTCCATTTGGATGGGACTAATGCCATCCCTGTGGTTAAAAATCATAATCCTAACTGCATTTTACTAATGAGATAGGACTTGATCAATCCAGAACGAACAATATCATTCACTCCGAATTCTATCATAGAAAATTCTTCCATGTTCTCAAGGATACGTTGGAAGTCTACGATACCATTCCTCTCTTTGTCTCTAGTCAGATCTGTTTGATTCACATCACCACAGAACATAATCTTAGAGTCTTGACCAACACGAGTCATGATTGAATCAAGTTCATGGAAGTTAAGGTTCTGGCACTCATCCACTATGATAACAGAATTATCTAAGGTTGTGCCACGTAAGAATGAGGTAGACCAAAATGATATGGTCTCTTGATGTTTAAGATTCTCATAGAGCATCTCGAATGATGCATCATCAGGCATCTCAAACATCGCCTGAACCATATTCTTATATGGTATCTGATAGAGAAGAGACTTGTCTTCATGATCTCCTGGCAAGAAACCAATCTCTCTCGTTGCTACCAATGATCTAACAAGATAAACCTTTTCGAATGGTGTGTAATCATTAAGAACATCCTTGAGTGCAAGATACAATGCCATGAATGTTTTACCTGTACCAGCACATCCATAAGCAAAGAGGTTCTTATCTTCACCCCACTCTTTAAAGAACAACTCTTGGTTCTCAGTCAGGGGTTGGATCTCTACCATGTAAGAAGAATCAATAGGTTTCTTACGTCTCAACTGTCTCTTAGACATGGAGCGAGGGTCTGGAACTTTTTGTTTACGTCCTGCCATAATTAATTACTCCAATCGTAACCACGACGGTCGAATCCATTATCAACCTTACCAACTCTACCAATAACATCCTTCCATCCTGGATGAGTCTTTGACATTTTATCACGCCAGTCACCAACCTCTGTAACCTCACCACAAACACCTGCTTGCCAATCTTTATCCCAATCAGGGTTTGCATCCTTCCATTCACAATATTCTTTCATTGTCATGGAGAGTTCTTTCTTCTCTTTAGTTTTTAAATTTATTACTGGGTATGTTGGCATGTTATTTCCACTCCAATGCTTCAGATACTATAGGGAACTGTTCGATAAAAATCTTACGAACATTCTCTACAAGATCCATGTGTTCCTTTTGTGTACCATGTGCAGAACGTAGGTCAATGTAATGTACCCAAGAACGACATGATCCTGTCATATATAACCGAGTCGGTGTAGCAAGAGGTAGTACAAACCGAGCACACTCCTTAGCAATACCTGCATGCAACATCTTTTTATAGAGATCAATACTCTGATCAAATAAAGATCTCATTTCTTTATTAAATGATTCAACCTTTGTAGGATCAACATCATCAACAGAGTTCTGTCTGTTCTTTAAGTCTTGACTCCTCAACTCAGGCAAAGGAATGTCCTCTCTAATATGAGAGACATCTGCATACCTTTGAGAGAACTCTTGGAATGTAAATGATCTATGTCTTAGTACCTGTGCAGCAAGACCACGAGTGGTTTCAATCTCCACTGTCATGTGTGCTTGCTCAAAGACTGACCAATGACCATGCTTTATGCAATACTTTAGCAATCCACTTACGTTTGGATTGTCTTGGTTGTTTGGGTTGCTGACTCTCGCCACGTAACCCATCGTCTCCTCCGCTTTGGGAGTCACCGTCACTAATTTCACTTGTTGCATAATTTTTTTTCTTTAATTGCTTTCGGATTAGTTTAGCGTACTTCACATCTTGATCAGTATACCACTCTGGATGCTTTTTGGCAAGCTTTATAATTCGTTTTGCTGTTTTTCTTGTGTCCTTTCTCTGGGTCTCGTCCATATATCAATCTGGATATCCGTCATCGTCCTCCACTGATGTTAATCCCACCTTACAATCTTCGTAATTAGTATACGCTTCTATGTCTGAGTAAACCTCTGCCTCTAGGCAGTTAACTAAACTCTTCATGTTCTTAACAATCAACTTCAGCCTTTCTTTCTCCATATTCGTTCTCCTTTTACATATTTATGTTAGCATAAAGGAACGACTTTTTCAACAAAAAAATCCAGGAAAAAATTTTCCTGGATTCATTGAAATCAAATGTGATTTTTGATTTTATGCTGCTACTAACTTTTTAGTAACTTTAACACCACGATACATTAGATCGTGATTGTTTTTCTTACGAGCCTCGTCAAGGATTAACTTGCGATACTCTTCAGAGTCATAAGAGACTCCACGGTAAGTGACTTGTGCCATTGGCTTGTCCTCTGGATAGGGTGGATGAGACCCGTTCCTTCAGTCGGCATTTGCGTCCCAACAGTGTGCTGTTTCATCTTTCACAATCTGAATCATTTCAGCTCGTGTTTCATCTTCAATCTTATACTTCTGCATAGCATCAACAAGTTGATGTGATTCAGTACAGGTTAAAGTAGAAGCAATAACTGCTAAGTGAAACATAGTATTGGGATGAACGTATCCGTTCCGTGTCGGCTTACTTGCGCCCTTTCGGGTGAACGTAATGTCATGATAGCATGACAATTTTATTTAGTCAAGTG